GGTGCGGGTCTTTTGCTGGATTGTGGTATGGGCGTCCAGAATCTCGTCACCCGTGACCGTTGCGGTCTTCGGCTTCAACTGGAATCCCGTCACCATTTCCTCGACCACTCGCTTCAGGTGCACGGGGTAGAGCACGCGGGTACTCTTCACCCGATTGAATACATTCTCGACAAGAATCTTCTGATCGGCGACCACCTGGTTGGTGTAGGTGACCTGGCGATCACCCGTTGCATCCGGTACGACATAGGTCGCACGGATCTGAGCCTCTGACATATTGACTAAATCGATTGGTTGGGATTCGATCCGTGTGGCGTTCATACCGTCCTCGCCATAGGCAAACTGGATAATCGTGCCCGCCGAATCGCGGACCGAACCGTCGTGCTGGGCAATCAGGTCCTCCAACGCGACGCGAATGCGGCGCTGGATATATCCAGTCTGCGCCGTTTTCACCGCTGTATCAATCATACCTTCACGACCGGAAATGGCGTGAAAGAAGAATTCGTCGGGTTCCAGCCCGTTCATGAAGGACGAGTTGATGAAGCCGCGGGCACGCGCGCTATCATCGAAGCGCTTGAAGTGGGGCAGCGTACGATTCTGAAATCCGTACGGCACGCGTTTGCCCTCGATGACCTGTTGTCCCAGCGTCGCAATCATCTGACTGACGTTCAAGTTGGAGCCCTTGGCGCCGCACTTGATCATGTTCGTCATGCGGTTATTATCGGCAAGGGACTTGGTGGTAATACCGCCGGCTTCGTCGGTTGCCTTCTTCAACGTTCCAATCATTTTGGCTTCGAAGTTCTCCTGGTTGGATCGACCGCTGGAGTTCTCGAAGAGACCGGTGTGAAGCTGAAGGATAATGTCCTCCGTCTTATCCGTAATATTCTTGATTGCCTCCGTAAACTTCTTCTTGGTAATCTCATCGGCGACAAGGTCGCTAATGCCCACGGAGAAACCCGAATTTACCAAGTACTGACTCATCATTGCCTGGAGGGCGTCGATGAAATCGATGGTCGCATCCGGTCCATAATCGTTATACATGATATGAATCAAATTCTTGGAAAACACATCGGAATCGAGCATACCCTGGAGAAGGTTGCCGCGCTTGATTTCCACCAGCTGATCCTGCCCATTCTTCATGGACAGGTTAAGCGGGGGAAGAATGGCGCTAATCAGTTGCGATCCCGTCCACATCGGCTGCGGACTGGTTATTGCCGGCTCCGGCAGTTTGCCATTCCACATCTTGGAGAAGACGAGGAGATTCATGGCGTCCTTGCGGGCGAATGCGACCGTCGGTCGCGTAAATCGATTTGCCCCCAAGAGCGCATCCTGTAATATGCCAATAATGGGCAAGGAGTCTCGAGGGGAAATAATCTGTTGTGGAATTGCGGCGATCAATCGTAATTCTATCGCCGCTTCCACTGATTGAGGACAGTGTATATTCATCTCTGTCACCAAATAAACGAACTATCATGTGTAGTTTATTTGGCGTCACCTCCAACTTTCGAAGGAGGACGGACTATATCTTGTGCCATCTCAGGTTAGCTAGACCTTCATTGATGACCCGTTCCCATTTAGTCTCTGAACCTTCTCCCTATCCTGCTAAACGGACGTAGGAGCTTGGCTGCGGATTACCGATTTCACCCTTTTACAGGATCATTATTAGACTTTTTACTATACCTCTGATTTTTCTCCAGAGCCAGTTCTCGTTTTCACAAAGAACCTTAGTATCTAATATTTTACGGACTTCCCGAACAATTTGAGGACGTTGCAAATAATGAATTGATTTCTTTCAAGAACGTTATTGCTCGTTCTTTAAGAGTCTCTATCGTTTCATACTTCCCTACAAAGAAAGCCTTCTTACCATCTACTTTCACAATTGCCGCCAAATTATCGGCGACATGCTTTGTAGATATATACTGTTCCAAATTTGTCATATCTATAGTTGAACCACGAAATCGTTCTATTTTTTGTTTATTATGTTGTTCCTGAGTCTTTTTCATACGGATTTTACGAACACTAATAGAATTTAGTGTCGCTTTAATTCCCTTTGAAATTAACTCTCGTGTAGCCGTTGTTCTATGCTTACAACCACCTCTAGGACCGGCAATCGTTAGCGTAGGCATATCGACCTCTTTTCGTACTGGTACATATCTTCCAGCACGACCACCGCTTGTGAGATTATAACCATTCGGGTATAATGTATTTAATTCTGTAATATAATGCTGCTCCCATTTATCCATCTCTTCGAGAGGACATGTTTTCAACAATAGTAGAGTAAATACATCTTTACCATACAAACGAAAGGCATTGTTCAAATACCTACAACCTAGTTTGGTTGTGCATTTTGCTTCGCTAATATGGTCACGAAATCTTCCTTCGTATCCAAATGGTTTATATTTTCCCTTATTTTTACGGTGACTCACGGCTTGACCAACATAATTTTTATTATTTTTTGTATTCGTGATTTTATAAATATGACCGACGACACCTGTTGGATCTACAAGTGTATCCGTCATTGTTTGTTATTAGAACATGGAAGTTGAAACTTTAAGTTCAATTCATCACTCACTAGGTAGTTATATGGACTTGTCACACCCTATACGAAAGTGTGGAAGCCGTGAAATTTACACTGTTAACCCTATTAAGCATTTTCACAACTTAATAAGCAGCTACCTGTTGGCAACAAGATCTATCACCGTCAAAGTCCGCATTGTATGGCTTTACTGCCGCAGGATTGAGACGGAGCGTCTTATACGGTAATACCCGTACCAAATGCCCCATCATGCTCATGCGGTGGAGAGACGGCTGTCGGTTAAACAGCACAATATCGCCGTCCATGAGATGTCGATTCACGACATCACCCAGAAAGAGAGTCTGCTCCTTGAGTTTGGAATGTTTTAGGAGAATCGTGCGCCCGTCTGAGCCGCGCTGAATCGTCTTCGCCCCTGGATACTTGTCAGGACCGTTCTGGACAAGCGCGTACAGCTTTTTCCGGTTGTATTCAGTGACACGTTCAGGAAAGGTCAAATTCATAGCAATCTCGAACGGAACGCCGATCTCGCTGACGGAAATACTTGGATCAGGGGAAATCACGGAACGAGCGGAGAACTCGACGCGCTTGCCCTGCAAATTGTTGCGAATACGACCGTCCTTGGATCCAAGACGCTGCTGCAACGATTTGAGAAGGCGCCCGCTCCGTTGGGCACTGGGACTGACGCCTGGAATGTTATTGTTCACCAGGGTCGCCACGTGGTACTGCAGAAGCTCACTGTAATCATGGATTGATTTCTTAGTCGGATCGGCTACCATTAGCTTATGCAGCTCCTTGTTTGCCTTAATAATGTCGGAAAGCTTTGCAGTCAAATCATCTTCGGAACGCTGATTGTTGTCTTGCATGACGGAGGGACGGACCTGCGGAGGAGGAATGGGCAGAACGGTGCACATGAGCCAATCGGGGCGGCACCAGTGACGGCTGTATCCCATAAATTCCACGTCTTCGTCCGTAATCCGCCGTAGAAGGGCGTGGACGTACTCGGGAAGGAGATACAGGGTAAAATCGGCTTTGCCATCTTTGACAACGGCTCCGGGAACTCCGCCGCCCGTGGCATCCAAATCCTTCCATTCGGCAAAGATCTTGTGGATCGATTCCTCCCGATATTTGCTGGGCTGCCGCGAGCCGCAGCCGTCCTCGGTATCTTCGCCACAGCGAGTAATCTTTTTGCAAGCATCCAAGACCTTCTTCCAGCGGATTTCTCCCTTCAGGCGAAGAACTGCCTGATTCTTTTCCTTGTCAATCAATAATTTGCTGCATCGGAAACAGACACAGTGGAGAATCTTGACGACCTGTTTGAAGAATTGGGTAAAATAGACAGGTCGGGCAAGTGGATAATGCCCAAAATGCCCAGGGCATCCGTGGTTGGTTTGACCACAGGTGCGGCAGACCTTTCCGTTCTCCAAGACCCCCATCCGAGGATCAAACAATCCTCCGACAGCTCCTTCCGTCGTGGAAG